AAGGACCTGCTTTTGTTCCTACCGTAATTGAAAACTTTGACGAATTTATAGCACAATTTGGTGGCTTAAGCGAAACCACATACGTACCTTACGCAGTAAAAAGCTACTTAAATGCAGCTGGTACTGTAACAGTAGTGCGTGTATTGCAAGAGGGTGGATATAATGCAAAATCAGTTCAGATTGTACACACTAATGGAGCTACTGTTAGATTGGTAGGTGTAATCTTACCAACTAAGAACACTGCAAATGGAGCTTCAACTGGAAATGGGTTTGAAGTCTCTACATTCCAAGCTGCAGGAAGTGTTACTGGATCTTTTGGATTTACATTATCAGGATCAGGTGTTAGTGCGCAAGTGTTAACAGCTTCTGCTAATCCAAATAATGTAAGTAACTTTGAGAATGTATTAGGCACTTCTCCACAGGGTGGAAAGAAAGGATATGTGTATGTATGGTTTGACAACTACCTAAAGACTAATACAGGTTTAAGCGGATCCATTACATTTGTATCTTCGTCAACCGCAGCTCTTGTAGATTACTCAAGCTCAAATGCAGGTAATGCATTGTATGCATCAACTCCATACATTACCTCACAGATCATTGGTGGTGCAAAGCTAGACTTATTTAAGATTAATACAATTGCTGATGGTACAGATACAAATACATCTATAAAAGTCAGCATTATAAACACTACATTACCAGGTGGAAATCCAGCAAGTCCATATGGTTCTTTTATATTATTAGTACGTGAGTTTGGTGATACAGATCAACGCCCTGTAGTATTAGAGTCTTTTGCTAACCTAACTCTAGATCCAGATTCTACGAACTATATTGCTCGAAGAATTGGAGACAGATACAAATCAGTAACAAATGATGGTGTTGTAGTTGTTAATGGTGATTACAATAACATATCACAATACATTTACATTGAATGTGATGCCGACGTTACTAATAAAGCTATCACACCTAATGTTAAGCCATTTGGATATGATGCGTATGTTCAACCAATATCATCTTCATTCGCATTCCCAACTGCTTCTTTTATTAAACAGTTCACCCAAATTAATGGAGCTTATAACAAAAAAGCATACTACGGACACGACTTTGCAACTACAGCAGATAACAACAACTTCTTGCTACCATTAGCGTATGGGACAGCACAAATGGCTAACAATGATTTCAACTTAGATGAATCATTTGTTCACCCAAGTGCTTCAGCAACAGATGGTAACTCTAATTTTGTAGGAGGATCAAGTATTTCAGGATCAACATTCGCAGGTGTAGATATATCTAACATCTTAAAGTTCAATGTAGGCTTCCAAGGAGGATTTGATGGAGACGATCCAGCGGTAGTAAAAAACGTAGGTGCAAACATCTTACCAACTAACGTTTTTGGATTAAACTGCGCAACTGCAGCATCCAACGGATCTATAGCATATATTAAAGCACTTAATACAATAGCAAACTCTGACGAAATAGATGTTAACTTAATCGTAACACCAGGTATTAACGTAGCAGATCACGCATCTGTAGTTAATAAAGTGATTGAAGTAGCAGAAGACAGAGGAGATGCTTTTGCAATAGTAGATCCAGTAGCCTACGGACTTACACTAGGAGCTGCTGTTAATGCTATTACGCAAGCAGGCTTAGATACAAACTACGCAGCTGCATATTGGCCATGGGTAAAAATACTTGATACTGATAAAAACAAACCAGTATGGGTACCACCTTCAGTAGTTCTTCCACGAGTATTTGCTAACACAGATAATGTAGCATACGAATGGTTTGCACCAGCAGGTTTAAACAGAGGAGGTCTTCGTGAAGTAATTGACGTTCAAAGGAAACTTGCTCAGGCAGATCGTGATGATCTTTATGAAAATAGAATTAATGCAATTGCAACTTTTCCAAATCAAGGAGTTTGTGTATGGGGTCAGAAGACACTACAAGCAGCCCCAAGTGCCTTAGACAGAATTAATGTACGAAGATTGTTAATTGCATTAAAAAAGTTTATTGCAAGTTCATCTAGATATTTAGTGTTCGAAAACAATACAACCGAAACTCGTCAAAGATTTTTGAATATTGTAACACCTTACTTAGAAACTGTAAAGTCTCGTCAAGGATTATATGCTTACCGAGTTGTTATGGATGAAACAAACAATACTCCGGAAGTAATTGACAGAAACGAGATGTACGGACAGATATACATTCAGCCAGCAAAGTCTGCAGAATTTATTGTACTTGACTTTAACATATTACCAACTGGAGCAACTTTTGAGAACGCTTAATAATTATTAGAAAAAAGATATGGCTAATTTAATTGAAAATGACAAAATATTCTATACTAACTACGAACCGAAAGTACAGAATAGATTTATACTAGAGGTTGATGGAATTCCATCCTTCCTATGTAAAAAAGTGTCTCGTCCGCAGATAGAGTGTGGTGAGGTAGTGTTAGATCACATCAACATTATTCGTAAGATGAAAGGAAAGTGTAAGTGGGGTGACATTACAATCTCAATGTACGATTCAATTGTACCTTCTGGAGCACAAGCCGTAATGGAGTGGGTTAGAACAGCACACGAATCTGTAACTGGCCGTGATGGTTATGCAGACTTCTATAAGAGAAACTTTGATATCTTTGTATTAGGTCCGGTAGGAGACAAGATTGAAAACTGGAAGATATGGGGTGCATATATAAAAACTGCAACTTTTGGTGACATGGACTGGTCTACTGAAACACCGGTTGAGATAGCACTTACATTAGGAATTGATTACGCAGTACTTGAATATTGATAAGGACTGGGGCATCTCCCAATCGAACAAAGCCAACCATAAAAAGTTGGCTTTTTTTGTTTTCCGTGCATACTTATAAGGGAATTAAAGTTATTAAATAATCTATATGAGTAAAGTTGTAAATGATGACTATCCAGGTCAAACCCCAATCTCAGATGCTGATCTAAAGCAAATGGTAATGAGTAACCACGTTAATACTGGTACACCAGATCAGTTTACTAGTGGTGAATCTAACAATGTTCCTACTGAAGTAATACCATTACCAAGTAAGGGCAGATTCTATCCAGAAGGACATCCACTAAAATCTGGAGTCATTGAAATGAAGTACATGACTGCAAAGGAGGAGGATATCTTAGCATCGCAGAATCTAATTAAGCAAGGTGTTGTTATTGACAAATTGCTTCAATCGCTAATTGTAACAAGGATCAATTACAACGACTTACTTACTGTCGATAAGAATGCTGTGTTTATTGCTGCTCGTATATTAGCTTATGGCCCAGAGTACGTAGTAGAGATTACTTGTCCAAATTGTGGAGAGAAATCAAAGCGTAATATAGACTTACAGCAGTTTTCTGAGAAAGTAATCAACTGGGATAACTTTCAGGAAGGTGAAATTACTCACACTTACGTATTGCCTATAAGCAAGCATAAGCTAACACTCAAAATGCTTACTCACGGAGATGAGAAAAAAATTGAAGAAGCTACTAAGATGTACAAAAAGGCTTCAAAATCTTTAGGTGTAGATAGAGAGTTGTCTACTAGATTAAAGCATGTAATTGTAGGCGTTGATGATAATGAAGATAAATCATTTATCAATCAGTTTGTCGATAATATGTTTTCAAGAGACTCATTAGCGTTAAGAACACACTTAAAAAGTATTACACCAGATATCGAAACAGTATTTGACTATGAGTGTCCAAGTTGTGGACATGAAATGGCAAAAATGCAGTTACCGATAGAGGTAGGATTTTTTTGGCCTGGGGTCTGATTACAAGGCCCACCTATACGATCAACTATTTGACCTCATGTATTACGGAAAAATGGGTTGGTCATGGACGGAATTATACACTCTACCGATACACATCAGAAACTACTACTACAGAAAGTTAGTTGATGTTAGAGACAAGGAGAATAAAACAGAACAAGGAGAAGCTGATAAAATTAGAGCAGCATCACGCCGAAGATAGTATTAGCCAGCAAAACGCTGGCTTTTTGTTTTACTAAACTATTTATATAAAATAGATCTTATGAAATCAAATCATCAAAGATTGCGTGAAGCAATACGTTCTTATATTAAAAAAGCTATAAAAGAAAACAAGCAAGCTGATGCTGAGTGGATGGTAGATAAAGTTGCTACTGCTTTAGATGCTGCTACAAATAAAGATAAAGATTATCAATATGTCGCTGCTTTTGATAGTGAAGAATTTGCGCAACTTGCACAAGACATAAAAAAACAAAAACAAGAGGAGGAAGTACTAAAGGAGACGTTTTTAGATTGGTTAGCAGGAGGCGCTTCCAAGTGGGGTAGGGAGATTATAGATAGAAGAGCGGGGTATCTAACCCAAGCATTAAAAAATGATCCTAAACTGCAGCGGATGGCAAGAGATTCAGGTATAAGTACTAGAGACTTTGAATCCAAAATGTATGGTTTAATGAAAAGTGATAGTAGTTTCTTAAAAGCATTAGCTACCCAAAGGTTTAGAAGATAATTCAAATGAGCGAAGATAAGGGTCAATCAAACCAAAAGGAAACTAAAAGCGTACTAGCCGACGAAAAGCTAAGAATTGCAGCAAACAGGGAGCTTGGTGCCAGTATAGAGTATGCCTCTAAGCAATTGGCGGAGCAAGTTAAAACGCTAAAAAAACAGCAAGGATTAGTTCAAGGATTAGTTGAAAGTAGT